GTCGTTGACGCTTGTGGCGAGGCCACGCATCGCAGAATTGAAAGCCTTTGTGTCGGCTCCCACTTCTACGAAAACTTTGCCAGCTCTGACTGCTCCTGCGCTCATGGGACTTTCTTCGCGTTGGGTCCAAAGAGCGCCGCTATTTCAGCGGCAGTCGCTTGGCGAGGAGGAGGTTTTTTGGCAAAGGGGTGGTATTTGTAAACGTCTGCGGCAGGCTTGCCCTTCTCGCGATTCATGTTGGCCTGTTGGCACAGGAGGTTGGCCGTATGCCACCAGTCATTCTCTAGGCGACCGTCACGAGCGAGGACGAGCTGTCGATAGGTCCACTCTCCGGGGTGGACTCCGAGGATTCCGGCAGCTTCCCAGATGCAATCCCAGACACTGCGGCGTCCACGTCCAGCGACTCCATCTGCGTCATCGCGGTCTTCAGGATTTTTGCCGTCATCAGCTCGAACTTTGCGGCCATGGCTGCGACCATTTTTCGCAGCCGGAGCGGGAAAAAATCCACGATCTCGCTTTCCAGCGCCCTCGCTGCATCCTCAAGGGATTCGCCTCGGAGTCCATCTAGGAATTGTTCTTTGGTCAAATTCTTTTCCGCGATCTGGGCGATCAGCAGGGCAGCCAACACCTCGCCGAGCTTTGCGAAACTCGACCGGATGACTGCGAGGGTCTGATGGATCGTGCCAATGTCCACCAGATCAAATGGCGTGGGCTTCTTGACCTTGCGAGTGCTGCCATCAGCGAGCGTCTCGTCTGATTCCACATCCACACTGACGAGGTCACGCACCCGCAGGGCAGAGGCCACCGTGAGGGCGATAAGCCATGGGCGGCCTTGGTCATCCTTAAATTCTTTCATCGCAAACCATCCTTTGTAATCTTGAGCTCAACCGTAAATGCCACCACATCGTCCAATGGATCAGTCTCTCCGACGTTGGTCACGATGGCCGGGAACGACCACCCACCAGCGCCACCGCTGACTGTGACCTGTGCGCCAGACTCCATCGCTGTGATCATCCCGCCAGCGTCGGAGGCGTCGATGAATTCGACCGTACAACTCGCGTCGAACCCAGTCGAATAGACAGTGCTATATCGCGAGCCGAACTCGTTGACGTCGATCGTGCGGGCGGTCTCGGAAAATGTGGCGTTTCTCGCGGAGGTGACTGTGCCACCGACCGAGACTGTGCAATCTCTTCCGAGTGTGATCGCCATGTCGGCTCCGATTTAGCCGAAGTAATTGAGCTCTACGGTGTAGGTGACTGCGCCATCGATCGATGCATTCTCGCTGACGCTTGTGGCCTGCATTCCTGTAGTGCCAAGATTGCCAGCCACATCTGCCATCAGCGCCGCCGAGTCGTGGCACTCAATCGACCAACTCTTGGTGATGAATCCAGCGGCGGTAGCCTTGTAGCCTTCGGAGATATTGCCTCGGTTGCTGATGTCGATCGTGTCGCAGCTCTCTGTGTAGGTTGCAGAGATCACGTTTGTGTTGGTCACAACCGGAGTCGATGTGCCTGATGGGCCGAGAGTGATTGCCATGATGTCCTCTGTGGAGAAAATAGACTAGGACGCAGTGCGGGAGCACGAAACGGAGTAGGTGGTAATGCCATCGATCGGGTCGCTTTTTGCGACACTGACGACGATGAAATCATCAGACAGCCCGCCAGCGACGATAGAGACCGTGTCGCCTGCAACGCAGCCGGGATCGTCGACGCATTCGACGTCGATCTTGGCCTCAGCCAGACCGCCTCGGAATTTCTTTTCAGTGTCGCCGAACTTGGTCACGTCGATTGTCGTGGCCGACACGGATGACGAAACGCTACGAGCGTTGTCGATACCAGTGATCGTAAAATCTTTACCGAGATCGGGCATGAGAGATCCTCCGAGAGAGTGTGTATCTGATCAATTTAGAGCGACTCTAAAAATGCCGTAGGGCCTCACCCGCCCTTGAGTGCGTCCTTGAATTTTTCGTGGACTTTTGCCAGTTTTTTCACCATGGCGGGGCTGTTTTGCATGAATGGCCGTGCTGGGTAGCGGGCGTTTTTTGTGGTGTCGGTGCGCTCCCAGTGTCGGCTCTGGATCGCCTTATGGTTCCAGATGACCGCTCCCATCACGTAGCCGCTCGCCCCTGCACGGTCTCGCGATTTCTTGCCCTTCTTGGATGCGTAGGCCCTGCGGGCCTCGCCCACTCCGACGCGAAACATCGTCAGGTTGAGCGAGCCACCGAACTCGTGGAGCTGATTCAGCCAGGGCGAGCGGTAGACGCCGACGACAGCGGACTTCGAGGCGGCGTCGTAGTAGTCGGCGATGTCGTTGTACATCCACCGCCTCGGAGACCAGCTCTTCACAGGGCTGCCGGGAGGGCGACTCTTGCCACCGCTGACGATCGTCATGTCGCGGTAGAGGCCACGCTTGTAGACGACGACGGCCTTTGCCCCTGCCGCTTTGTTGCCCGCCTTGGTGCGAGCTGGGGCAGCCTGACCGATAGACCTCTTGGCTTGCTCCTTGAGATCGTTGCCGATCTTTCGCAGTGCCTCGTAGTTGCCCTTCTCTAGGAGCTTGATGACTTTTTCAGAATCGAACGACGCCGCCCTCACCTTGATCGTGAGCTGGAACCGGGGAGAGCGATCGACGTATGGAGCACGCATGGCGACCTATCGGAAATATCGGTAGGTGGCTGTGACAACGGCCCGCCAGACATTGCGATCCCGCAGAGCCTCGTCTGGATCGATCGCGATCGTGACGGCCACAGGGCTGCCGCTGCCCGCAGGCCAGCCTGCGGAGTCCCATGTGTGATTACGAACGGCGTCGCCCACCTCCTCGGCCAGTGCGAACATGGCGTCAGCATCGGCGTCGGTCTCGACGTGCTTGCCTACGAAGATGTTGAGGCTGTAGTCAATCTGGAATAGCAGGCGATTGGCCCTTGTCATCTCCACGCTGCCGGGAGTGACGGCGATCACAGGATTAGCCAGATCCTCCACAGCGTAGCTGGGCCAGTTTGTGCGGCTTACCAGTGGCGAGAGGCTGAATGTCTCGGCGTCGAGGCTCGCTGCCAATGCGTCGGCCAGCTCGATCAGGGGGCTAGGCATGAGTGGCTCCGAGGATACGTTCCATCGCGACGACATTGGCCGCTAGGCGTGGATCGTCTGGGCATCTTCGCACCGCCTCGCGGGCGTGTGTGAGGGCCTCTGGTCGTTGGCCCAGCTCCCAGAGTGAGACTGCCAACAGGTCGACAGCTCGATCGCGAGAGTTGGGATCAGTCGCGTGCGTGCCTGTGGCAGTGGCTGCGATGGCTCGGCGAGCGTGGCTCTCTGTCTCTGCCCACTCTCTGGCAAAATAGGATTGCAGCGCCAGTTGCTCGTGGGCATCTGGCTCGTCTGGGGCCTCTCTGGCTGCGGCCACGAGCTGGCCCACGTCGCTGGTCAGGCGAGCCAGAGCACGGCGAGCATAGGCCCGCTCGGTGACTGTGCCGCCGGCCATCGATAGATACTCGGTGAACACGCCAACGGCCTCTGGCATCGCGGCGTAGTCGAGCTCGCGAGCCAGATACCACCGAGCCCGAGCGTCGGTCGGGGCCTCGGCCACCGCCACCCGCAGGAGCGAGAGATCTGTGGAGTGGCGCTTGCCAGCGTCCCTGAAATGGTGGATCTCCATCCCCTCGGCGATCGCCTGTCGCTTGGGGGCGACCCACGAGATGAGGCCCTCGTGGGTCGCAGCACTCCAGCGGAATCCGCTGCGAGCGTGGACACGATCGCAATAGAACACGCAGCCCTCCCGGCCATCCTCCCGCCAGCTCCAGACGTAGCGGTAGGCGAGGCTGTTGACGCCGTCCACCCACGCCCGCTCGATCGCCTCACGCCAGCCGGGGAGGATTCGCTCGTCCAGATCCAGACGCACCGCTACATCTAGATCCGCTGGGAGGTGGTGCAGCGAGAGATTGTGTGCATCGTCCCAACGCCATGGCACGACGTTGCCTGTGGCTACGGTGACGCCAGCCCGAGACAGGATGCCGACGGTGTCGTCTGTGCTGCCGGTATCGGTGACGACTCGCACGTCAGCATCTGCGCAGCTCTCGGCCCATGCCTGGGCGTGCTTGGCCTCGTTCTTCGACAGGGCATAGACGCCGATTTTGAGCCTCATGTGAGCACCGCCGCTTGACGTAGGCCATCGTTAATCCAATCGACGCTGCGACGGCGATCGGTGGCAAACTGCACGACCGCAGCCTTCACTTGAGCGTTGTCGCAATCGTCGGCGAGGATCGCCGGCACATGGGCCACTAGGCACAGATCTGCCAAGGCCCCGGCGAAACTGTGATCGCCATCCACATGGGCAAAATCAGCAGGTGGCAGGCTTTTTACTGCGTGGCTATCCACGATGATGAGGCTGGCGTCGATGG